CCGCCGCCAGCGTATGTTACAGATGATCCGGTAATTGTAGAAGCTGTGCCAGCCCCGCCAGCCCCACCTTGAGTAGAAGTTGCGCTTCCGCCAGCGGCGCTTGCGCCGCCACCAGCGCCACTAGCACCAAATGACCCTGTAAAGTAAGCACTACCGCCAGCAAAACCTTGCCCAGATGTGCCCGCGCCTCCAGTGCCAGAAGCGCCTACTGTGCTGGAATATGAAGCCCCGCCCCCTGATCCGCCAGCAATTCCGTTTCTTGCTGTTGGGTAAGTATTATATGCTCCGCCGCCGCCGCCAATATTGGTGCCAGTTGGTACAAGGGTGGTTATAGAAGATGCGGTTCCAGATCCGCCGTCTCCAGACGTACCGGCAGCGCCAGCAGCGCCAACAACAACGGTATAGGTAGAACCGACATTAATAGAAGCTGAACCAGTTAAGAAACCGCCCGCCCCTCCAGCGCCGCCGTAACCGCCACCGCCACCGCCAGCAACAACAAGGTATGACGCAAGATAAGTACCTGAATTTGTAGCGTTAAAACTTGAATACGCAATCCACCCTTGCGTTGCGTCGATATACACAAATGCAATCGACTCCCGCCGTATTGCCAACACAACATCAGCGGCAACGCCATTGATGTTTGACCCGTTGCGCCCAACCGTAACATTGTTCGTTGCCCATGTCCCAGCATAGTCTGTCAACTGCACATAATTGCCCGCAGACGGGCTTGCAGGCAGCGTCACGGTGACTGCACCGGATGTGGTGTTGATCGGATAGCCGTTGCCGCTTACGGCAGTAAAATTGCCGGTCTGGACGGATTGCCAGGACAGCCCGCCACCGCCAGCAGGAGTCGCCCATGTTCCGTCCCCGCGCCAGAAAGTTGTGGACGATGCGCCCGTGCCGGAATTGAGGTTCGTGACCGGGAGATTGCTAAGTCCAGAAACTGCTGTCCCGCTGGATGCGTAGTACGCAAGTTGGCCGGTTGTGCCAGAGTTAACAGTGCCGCTGCCACCACTAGGAGTTCCGCCAGCCGTTGCAATTACATCAACCAAATCGCCAACAGATGCCGCTGTGGCAAGGATAACAGAAGTTCCAGATGAAGCTGTGTAGTCCGCCGAATTAAGCAGAACGCCATTCAAATAGACCTGTACATAGCCGACTGTGTAGGTTGCGGCGAATGTCGTCTGGCCCGCAGTCGCCGTGAAGCTTGTGCGCGAATAAGTTCCACCGCTGGCAGAAGCCCATGTCGGGACACCGCCAGAAAGGGTCAGCACATAGCCATTGGTGCTGGCTGCAAGCTTCGACAGGGTATTGCTGGCCGAAGCATAGAGAATGTCGCCAGTAGCATAGGTGGAAAGACCAGTGCCGCCAGAAGTAGGCCCAAGAGTCCCAGCCAGTGTGATTGCGCCAGTTGAAGAGCTGCTAGGCGTCAATCCACTCAGAGATGTCTGGAAGCTGGTCACGCCACCCGTAGACGCAGCCCATGTAGGCACACCAGCAGCAAGAGTCAGAACGTAGCCGTTAGTTCCTGCCGCCAGCTTGGACCATGTGTTTGTCGCAGACCCATAAAGAATGTCACCAGTTGCAACGGTTGTCTGGCCCGTGCCACCATAAATGGCACCAATCGCCGTACCGTTCCAAGTACCAGCCGTGATGGTCGTGAACGCGCCAGTCGAGGGAGTTGTCGCGCCAATAGACGCCCCATTGATCGTGCCGCCCGTGATCGTGACAGAATTGGCGTTCTGGGTGGACATCGTGCCAAGGCCAGTGATGTCCGTGCTGGGAATTGTGGAAGAAGCAGTAAGCGCACTCGTCCCACTGCCCTTCACATACCCCGTAAGTGTCGTCGCACCAGTGCCGCCCTGAGCCACAGTGACCGTGCCAGACGTTATGGCAGAAGCATTGATGGCGATTGAAGTGTTGCTGGCGGCAGTGAGCTGGCCCTGTGCGTTGACCGTAAATGTGCCAACCGAGGAAACGCCACCATAAGAACCCGCCGTTACAGCAGTGTTGGTGATGCTGAACTGGTTACTTGCAAGGGTAAGGCCAGTCCCGGCAGTGTAGGAAGTTTGCGAACCAAACTGAGTGAAGACGATGCCAGTCGTCCCAACTGTTATTGGCAAGGGCGTTTGCTGCACCCATGATGTGTTGGCGTTTGTCGTCCCAGAAAGAACCAAGATAAAATCGCCAGCATCAATCTCGTTTGTGCCAGTGCCGCTGCTGTCATAGTCAGTTGCACGGGTCAAAACCCAACCCGCAGCGCCTGACCCAACATTGGTAACGGTATAAATTCCGTTGTAAGCAGAGTTACTTTCATTCTTCACGAGAATGCGAAGACCAATGTCCGTAGGCGAGACAAAGGTATGCCCGTCCACCGCCAAGGTTGAGAACGGTGCCGTCTTCGTCAGTGTTGCGCCAACGCCTGAAGAGCCATTGTTATACGAAACCGTTCCAAGATCGGCAGTCGTCGCATAGTTACAAGCTTGGTGAAAGTTCAGCCCCTGAGCAGTGCTATCGACATAAAGCTTGTTGGCAATGTCCGTGTCGTTCACAGGAGCAGTGCTAATTGTGCCAGTTGTTAGTGCGACAGCATTGATTGGAGTGCTGGTGGCGGAAGTAAGCTGACCCTGTGCGTTAACAGTGAAAGTGCCAACCGAAGACTGAGAACCATACGATCCAGCCGTGACGGCAGTGTTTGCAATGCTAATCGTGCCAGAAGACGTTATTGGCCCGCCCGTAAGACCGGTCCCTGTAGCTACTGAAGTGACAGTTCCAGCGCCAGCCGCAGATGCCCAAGTTGGGTTTGCGCCAGCTCCTTGAGTTTGAAGAACCTGCCCAGACGTACCAGGGCCAAGCTGAGTCCATCCTGAAGCATTGCGATACAGGATGCTGCCCTGAGTAGAGCCAGCAGATGCGTCAAGCGCAGCAGATAGAGTTGAGCTGTACCGAGCAGAACCAAGAATGCCAGATGTGATATTACTGGCATTCGTCGTATCAGTCGTCGCAGAAGGAGCCAGCCCAGAAACAGCCGCAGCACCAATCGCAATTGATGTGTTGGTAACACTATCAAGCTGACCACTGGCGAGGACATGGAATACCGGAACTTGGGACGCAGAGCCATAAGTTCCGGCCACAACGCCTGTCGGGCCAATGCTGGGAGGCGGCACAGAAAGGGTCTGCCAAGACGGCGCAGATGTCGTCCCATTTGATGTCAGAACTTGATTGGCCGTTCCCGCAGTTAACGCCTGCCAATTGGTTGCGCCGCGATAAAGAACAGAGCCAGTCTGGGTGCCAAATGTGTCAAGAATGGCACTAGGGGTGACATCAGAAGGTGTGGCTGTTGTGCCAGAAATGTTCGCCTTGATTGTTCCATTAGCCATCGTGGTGAGATAGGCATTCGTAATGCTCTGCGTAGGCAGAGAAATTGTAACCGCCGTTCCTACGGTGCTGGACGTAATAGGAGCATTGGCCGTGATGCTATAAATGCCAGTCGCCGGATAATAGGCGGAGGCAACATACGAGCCAATCTGCGCAGTTGTGATCCGCACCGACGAGCCAGACTGAACAGCCTCAAGCTGCTCAGTTCCATTGAGCGCAATAGCAGCCGTAAGATTGGGTATTTGCTTGACGCTCATGTCAACGGCCCTGTCTGTGGAACTGTGTCATTGTTATACGGTAAACCAGGATCATTGTCACCGGGAGCATTGGGGTCTGTGCCGGGCTGGGTGTTAAGGCCGCCCGGAGGCTCGCCAGTTTGCTGTGTGACACGGGTCTGGTCAGCTTGCGTGATGCGGGTATCCCCACCAGGAACAGGAATGCCCGTGATTGGATCTGTGGTGTTTTGACCAGATGTGACGCGCGTGTCCTGCGACGCAGCGACAAAATCCTGAATACGAGGCTGATCAATCGGCATGGGATCTGCCGGAACAACAATAGCGCGGAGCTGCTCTTGAGGCACATCATAGCATGTATTGCAGACTAGCAGACGCAAGTTCTGCAAAGATGCGCCGCGCCAGTCATACTGCCAGCGAAGATTCACATGGTTATACCGAAACCCACACCTGTCGCATATCGCATGCGCCTGTGGGTTTGTGGAGCTAGTTCTGGCCCTACCGGCCTGCGAGGCGTAGCCCATGGCTTCTCCTTATCGGAAGTAGCCGGATATGACAGGCGAGATGTACTGCTGGGCGGTTTCGACGTTCTGCTGTGCCGCAATCTGGTAGGATTCATCAGCCATGGGCTTCAGGATCGCCACCTTGTCGGGAGACCAAATTGTCGCCAAGCGCTGGGCCAAGCCATAGGCAAAGGCTTCCATCCAGAGATACGGGATCTCGACCTGTTGGCCATTTTGCAGATTGGCGTCCTGCAACTGGCGAACCCGGTAGTATTTTAGCGAAGTCGCGGAGCCGTCAGGGACGGGCCAGAGCGTAACAGATGGCGACAGAAGCCTGTCAAACCAATAGGTCGTCGTAAACCCTGTCTGATCCTTGTTAGGATATGATGCATACTCGGTGCGGCTAACAGGCAAAATCAACCTATCAATAGGCTGCCCATTGCCGTTGTCTATCTGCATGTAGGTGTCCAGCATGACAACCGTATTTGCATCAACCGAATAGGTCTTCTGCCCAGTCACCAATGGGACGGTGACAAGATCCACAGCCCAAAGATTGACGCCTTGGTTAGCCCAACGAGACAGCATCATGTTTGCAGCCATGCGGGCCGACTGCATATGCTCCTGAAGCACAGATGTATTACGAATCCCGATCAAGTTGTACGCATAGAGCGTCAACTCACCTAAGCCGGGATTGTAAGTGTATGTGCCACTGGTTGCCATATCAGACTGCCTTACAGTGAGCCGTCATTCTTGATAAGAACACCGCCAATGTTGACGCTGACAACCGCCGCAGTTGCAGCACTTGAGGCAATCTGCCAACGAAGGTCAGTTTTTTCAGCATAGGGCAACGGAAAGTGCCTCATAACCTCATAGGTCGTATTGAAGGGCGTCTGAACGATGATCTTCTGGACGCCAGCCGATGAGTTCGTGACGGCTCTATAAGTTGTGTAGTTGGCAGTGTTCCCGTTGAAAGATGAGTAAGCGCCGTAGCGATACCCATAAAAAGTGTAGCCAGCAGGCACGGTGAACACAGCCATCTGCGTCTGGCCAACGCTAGATGTCGTACCGTTATACACAGCAGTGTTGATCTGTGCGTAAATGGTGCCACCATTGGAAAGCGTAATAACACCAGAAGGGTTAGTCGCGCTTCCGCTAGAGACAACCATGTTGTTGATGCGCAAATACTGGTTAACCGTAGGGACGTTGGTAGTGCCGTTCAGGACCAACGTCTCTGAAATAACCGCATAGTTAGCGTCGAGGCCGGTGATTGTGATGGAAGCAGTGTCGCCAACCGCAGCACTAACAAGCTGCATGGTCAAAGCAGAGCTAGGGAACACATATTCCGTGCTGCCCATGTTCTCCCAAACAGTACGGAACAGCGCTGCCGTTGCAGGCGTAGTGCCATAGGCAAATATGTTTCGTTCAGCATGGAACGTAATCTGATCGCGAGCTACTTGAAGCTCAAACGGCTCATAGCGTCCGATACGGGTGATGGACTGGCTGACTGCGCCAGTAGATGTGAAAGCAGCCATCGTTAACTCCTTTTGCCAGCCCTTGCGGCGGCAGCATTATCTACAAGATTTGGATAGGGGCGACCGGCAGCCCTAGCCATCGCCTTAGCAGACTGCTTCTGTTTGCGATCAAGATGCTTCACTTTAGCATCTTTTGGCGCATCTTTTTCCCAGAAAGGCTTGTCCATATCAGCAATCCCAAGCGCGGAGCGATTTGTTGATTCGGCTGTTCGGGTCAGCAGCTTTTGCAGATCCGGTCATCTTTCGCTTCATGCCGGTCATTCTAGCGCAAAAGCTGTCTTTCCGCGAGCCCCCTTCTGGTTGGGGACGCTTAATGTCATGGCCCTGAGCACGTAAAGACGCCCGGCCTTTCTCATTAAGGCCACCCTCAGGGTTCTTGCCTTCCTTGCGAGTCCAAGCAGCAGTCATGAGTGTCCCCTATAGCAAAACGGGGGCGCGCGGCCCCCGTAAGTCTCACATTAGATCCGGGAGGTGATCTTAGTAGTGAGAAGACTTGCCACGGGGGGTCATGCCCGCCGCAGACGAGGTGACCTTGCCACCACTCATACGGGGCTTGCGACCCATATCAGCCTTGGCCTTCATGCCACCCATCTTGACGGTCTTGCCACCGCGCTTGAAGCCTTCGGCCTTGTTCTTGGCTTCCTTGGCAACTTCGGACTGACCACCAGCATAGAAGTCCCCACCAAGGGACTTATCGGTGTTCTTGCCGGTTTCGAGCTTGTTCTTACCCTTCATAAAAGCCTCCTTTAGGCTTGTGTTACGCCGAACAGGCCCGTGATAGAACCGGAACCAATGTTCGAAACAAGGGGATTCTGGTAGAAGAACAGACGCTTGGTCTTGTCCGTAGCCGACTGCACCGCATAAGTGCCGCGAACGTCGCCCGTCGTAGTGGTGGCAGGAGAAGTGGTAACCGCAGCAACATACCCAGTCGAAGCTGTGATGCCAGTGGCGTTGTAGTTCAGAGTTACATCGCCAAAGAAATCAGAGCGGATCGGGAAGCCAAAGATGTCCAACGTACCAACGGAGTAGTTAATGGCATCCGTCGCATTCGGCACAACCGAAGCGATGTACTTGAACGCCTTCTTGCCGCTGACAGTAGTGCTTGCAGCCACAGGGCCAATCAGCTCAGACATGGGGACGCCATAAATGTCGTAACCCGATACCAAGAAACTGACGGAACCAGAAGCAGAAGCAGCACCCGTGACACTCACTGCGCGAGCGCAGAGCGCCTGCGGGTTCCACATCTGGATGGTGTCAACATCGCCCATGCCGAAGCGAAGAGCGACGTTACCGTTAGTGGAGTTGGAGGTCACGCCTGTGATGGTAGTGGAAGATACAGTCGTTGAACCAACAACAGTGTACGTTCCAGCGCCGCCAGCAGGGCCGGTCAACTGGTTCCCAATCGTCGTTCCGGTGGTGACACCCGTGCCGGAAATGGTCATCCCGACAATGATGGTTCCCGTAACGCTGGAAGCAGTCAAGACACCGGCAGCCACAACGCCCGTGAAGGACGCAAGGCCATCAAGCATCAGGAGGCCACTGACCAGAGCCCCGGTGTTGTAGTTAATCGTGTACTGACTAACCGCAACGCCAGTGGTGGTGGAGTTGGTCGAAACCAAGGTCATCGCAGTGCCAGACACTACGTTCGCAGCAGCCGCAATTGCGGAAGTGCTGAGAGCGTAGGGCTGATAGTTCAGCGTCTGGATGTTGGACGACCCAAGGAAACCAGCCGTTGCAGCACCGAAGTTCTGACCAGGCTGATAAGTGAAGGGGCTACGGGGATCAAGGACCCCCGTGCCGTTGAAGAAAAGAGACGTACCCGCCTCCGGGTTGTAGTCCGGGAACGGACCTTGCCCAAAGGAGATCAGGGGGCCAGAGAATGCGCTAACAGACATCTACGGTCTCCATTCTTACGAGGTGGGGAAGGAGCCGTAAATCGCGCGCCAGTTGTAGTAGCCGAAGGAGTAGCGCTCGTAGCCCTTAACAAGCAGATTGTCTGTGACAAAATCAACCTGCATATCGCTTTCAAACTTCACTCGCTCCATGTACGACAACCCGTCGATGTTGGTCAGGAGGAACCAAGCGTAGGCCGAGGTCAAGAAGTCGTTGACCATGTAGCCGTCGCTGAGACCGCCCGCCGTCATCATGATCGCATTGACATCATTGTCCGCAGTGCCGGGGCGCAGTTCCGTCTTTGTCAGACGGATAGCAACCGGCTCAAGCTGCGGGGGAACGATGAGCTTGCGGCCACGAGCGAAGATCTTCAGACCAGCCTGATCCTTGAAGTTCGTCCTGATCGCAATCATGCTGTTGAGAAGCGTAGCCTCGTTCAGGTCAACCTGAGTAGAAGGCTGGTTCGCAACAGTGCCACCATCGATGGGGTGCGAAGAAGAACAGAGAGCCTGGCCATCGCCGCCAACCGCAGAGTTGTAGGTCTGGGCGGTGTTCAGGATGTTCGCGCCGTAGATCTCCTTGGTCTGATGGAAAGATTCAATCAGGCCGAGGTTCGAAGGCATGAACTGGGTCTTGTAGAGATTGTCGTCAATCGCCTTGCGGGTGATCGCGTAGCCGAGAGCAATTTCCGTATGCTCCTGGTTGTACACGTAGCGCTCGCCAGCGTTGTTATCAAAGGCAGTCTGGCCGCCTTCGGTCTTGAGCTGAGCGAGACCCAAGAAGCGCATTTCAGCAGTGCGCTCCAGAGCCATCTTCGACTCATGCTTGTTGAAGATCTTGTCGTACTGAGCAGGAATCTGCTCGTACTTGCCTTCCACACCACGGAGACCGGGGAGGAGAAGGTCTTTAATGGAACTGAGATTGACAGCCATTGGTCCTTACTCCTTAGACGCCGGTAAGCTGCTTGGTAGCAGCGTTGTTGAAGGCAACCACAACCCAGTCGTAAGCCTGACCACTGGTGATCGTGCCCTGAGAACCCGGAGGGAAATCATAAAGGCTGATGATGCGGAAAGGCAGGGTATTGGTGGTGTTGATGGTGGACGTATCGAGATACGCACCAGAGATGCCACTGAGCGTGTTGCCAGTGCCGATAGCAAAACCAATGTTGGCATTGATGTCGGTGGTGGCAACGCCAGTCGAGTCAGACTGGACGATGAACTTGGCATTCGGATCGTTCACGATGTAGCCGGTCACGGTGTTACCGGAAGCCACATCAGAACCGGGCCAGTAGTTCGACCACACGGTGCGCTTCTGAGCGACCGACAGGTACTGGCAGCCAACGAAAATACCCTGAACGCCGGAGGCGAGGGAGTTCGAAGAAGCCTGAACGATATAGCCGCTTGAATCACCAGCGACGGGGTCGCCGTAGAAAATGTTCGTAGCATTGTAGACGATACGGACAGCAATCTGCTCGTAAGTCGGAGCAGAGCCAGTGCCGCTGATCTGACGGAAACCGAAAGGCGCATTGGTGTTCGCCATGACGGTGCCTCCTTCTTCAAGGAAGTCCCAATCACTGCGCGCCGGGGCAGCTAGGAACGGGGGGAATTGACTGTCCACGCCGGGGGACAGATGAGCCTAGAAGGCGTCGATGGAAAAATTACAACTATAAATCATAAATGTAAAGGGGCCGGTTTTTAGCCAGCCCCTTAATTTGCCTATTTTAGCTCTCAGGAACCGCAATTGGCTCGTAGCCCTTCTTAATTTGGGGCCGCGCACTGGGATGATCACGGGTCAAAGTGCCATCTGGGGTCGCGTTAAGCTGTTGTTCTTTCACGCGAACTTGGTTTCGAGCCCTAGACAGCTCGGTTGCGCGCGCTTCATCCGAAATTACACCCGGACGCTGCATGAGAATCATGCCATCGCGCTCAATTGTCGGGTGATTTCCCTGTAAAGGCATCATTTCGGGGTGGCGATAAGTTGGAACAGGTTCCCAGCCCTGCCGCGCAAGCGCAACTTGATATGAAGGATCTTCCTGACCAAGGAGAAGGCGGCGTTTCCACTCATATTCCCAACCGGGAGGAGCAGGAGGCGACCGGAACTTGTCTTGGCTATCGTCTGAATCACCCAAATGCCCGCGAATTTCCGCCGCACGGCGGGCAGCAGCTACTCTGGGGTCTTCCTCACGCATGGATGGGCGCATGGATGGGCGCTCAGGTGCGGCAGAAAGCCCAGAAGATTCAACAACATAGGCCTGTGAGGGCAAATTGTTGTCGGCAACAGGCTCGGTGGGCTGGGTTCTGGGCGGGCGACCGCGACGTTTCGTTGTTGCTGTATCAGACATGGTTTTCTCCTTAGTTTAACGGTTAGATTCGCGCATTTTGTTCTTGTAGTACTCCTGAGGCGTAATCCCACTGATACGCGCAGCCTCAACTTCGGCTGCCGTTAAATGGATGACCCCCGGACGATGCGGCGAATCAATTGGCTGACGCGAAACAGGGGCTGACGGAGGACCAGAGCGCTTTTGGGTGGAGGAAGACGCTGAAGACATGACGTTTTCCACCTCCGGTATAGACTTGCCACTGCGCTCAATGCCCATCCGGTTCTCTACGAACTTGAAATAGGCATCAGATTCCGGCGCAATGCCGTAATCCACTGCATCTTCATGGGCTCGCTTCATCACACGAATGGAACGAGCATCAGAGATATGCTCGCGGTTTCTTTGCAGCCATTCCGCAGACTTTGGAGTGACGTTGTTGATGAGGTAATCAACATCGACCTCAGGTGCAGCAGGAGCCTGCGGCTGGAACCGAGGCTGCTGCTTCATCTCTTCAAAGCCACGCTCAAGTTGGCGTAGGTTTGTGATGTTGGCGGTCATCTGCTCTTGCAGATCAGCAGCCTTGTCATAGTCGCCAATAGCCATGGCATCGCGAAGATGAGACTTCAGGATGTCCTGATCGCGCTTTACAGACTCAATCGCACCACTGACAAGGTGAAGATTGCTGTCGCTAGCCTCGTTGTGGAGCAACCTGGCCTGTTCAGAAGCCTGCCTAGCTATGGCCTCGGCCTCAATGCGAGCCTTGCGCTCCTTCTCAAGCTTTTTGTTAAGCTTTTTCAGAGCCTTATCAACATCTTTATCAGATTTATCATCATCATCCGGGGAAACAGGTTCATCGACTATCTCGACAACCGGCTCCCCATCTTTCCCTGCCTCCATTTTTGGGACATCGTCTAATTTGAACTCAAGTTTCTCTTCTACTTCTGACATGGTTTTTCTCCTTACCAAACCTGGTCAGGGTGGCTGATGCGACCCTTGATATTGACATCGTCAATCATGCGACACAGGACATTGTTGACGACAATGCTCCAACCGTCAGACGGACGGAACACGATCCAGTCATCCTCGTTGATTTCTATGCCCTTGAACCATTCACCAGACTTATCAAGGAAAGCTTGCGGACCCTTCTTGATCACCAAACCTACCTTAGACTGGTAACGGTCTTCTTCAGTTGTTTTATCCGTTAAGATGATGCCACTTCTTGTCTTCTGAGGGCGGATGTAAACCGCCACCAGTATCTGATTGTTGAACACTTCAACGTCTGAGATATCACCCAAATCGTTCTTCAAGCTCTGTACCGGATCAATTTCGTGATCCATCTGCATATACGGCATGTTTAGTCCCCCTATTCTTTGCCATTCACAATGGCTTCTGCATCCTCGCAAAGCTGGAGAGCTAGGCGAAGTCCTTCGACTCTACCTACTTGGTGTCGGTAGCCCGAAAAGTCAAAACCCTCGATTTGATAAGAACTTACGAGCGCTTCTTTGAGTCTCTCGATGTTCTCATTTATCAGTTTCTGTAGCTCATATTGGTAGTAGGCTTGATATGTGGTTTTCATAACTGCCCCCTAGCAGTTCCCCCTTATGATTGGAGGGTGGAGACACGAAGGGGGGTCGCATCTCCACCCAATTTGCAGCCTAAGCGCGCCTTGGCTGCAAACTCAGTAGTTCCCCTTGCTGATCTTGGCCGTCTTAGACGCAATCTCAGTCTTTTCCTTGCGGCCCTCACCACCGCCAGCACCAGCATCCATGTCCTTGTAGGAGCTATACGTGCGGCCACCGGACTTACGGGGCATGAGGGGAGGCCCACCAGCGCCACCCATTGGGATTGGGATAGGCATTGGCATTGGCATGGGAGCCGCAGGACCGCCAGCAGGAGGCGGCACAGGAACGGGCATGCCGCCGGGCATTCCGTCAGCGCCGGGAGGCTTGGTCGGGCCACCCATGGGGTTGCCCATCATATCGCCAGCGCCCGCAGGCTTGCCGCCAGCAATGACGATGTTGATGTTGGTTTTGCCCTTGCCCCTGCCAGTTTTTCCGCCGCGAGCATGGGGGTCACGCCCGCCGGGGACCACACCGGGAACCTTGCCGGGATAGCCAGGGCCAGAAAAGGTTCCGCCGCCGGTTGCGCGCTTGGCCCGGCCACCCTTCTTCATTCCATTGTCGCTATCACCGTTCCCGTCCATACCGCCGCCAAGGTCCTTGCCGGTGCGGGCAGATGGCTTCACCATCTTCTTGATGAGCGCCTTGTCTTCGGCAACGTCTTCATGCTTGGCGGCAGATCCGCCCTTCTTGAAGCCAGTAGCCTGCTTGATCCGGTTTACGCCAGGGCGAGCTTGAGATGCCAAATTGCTAATAGGAACCCCGGAGGTGGCCTTGGCGCGATCCATCATGTTTTGGGCGTTCGCAATGCTTGCAGGCATGGGCGCGCTCATGGGTCCGCCACCAAGCTTTTTAGCGCGGCCACCGGACTTCAAGCCACCAATGTGCTTAACGCCTTCGCGCTCCGCATTAGCTTCCTTCAAGTCCTTGTTCACAAACGAATCAGCCGTAAGGGGTTTATTTCCAGACCTGGGAGCTTTTCCCATGTTGGCAGATCCCTTAGCGCCCTGAACCTTGCCGCCGGACTTGTACGCGCGGCGCGAAATCGGGCGCATGCCAGTCTTCGCATCAGCGTTCAAAAGTTCCGGGGGGCTCCAAGAAGACGAATCAACTTTTTCGGTTGGACGATCACTGCCAAGGCGTTGAGCCTTAGCTTTCATGGCCGCGCGGGCCTGTTTTGCCATGTCAGACATGATGGCTCCTAGCTAGGTTACGGGCGTCCCCGTTGGCGACTTGCCGGTTTAGACGTTAGCACAAGCGCTCGCTCAACAATAGAGCCGCCCTTTGCTTTACTCGGCCAAGTAATGACCGGAACCTTTTTAATTCCCAACTGCTTAGCTGCATGCGCGCGGTGGCGGCCATCTTGCCCTTTGCCGGGGTACAAAGCCAACGGGTCTAACTTGTGCCCCTTCTCAATTTTCTTTTTAAAATGATGGATAAGGTTTTTGTCATCCCCGTCCATGTTGAGGGGCTTTGACTTTCCCAAAAATTCGTCTGGAGACATGTGGGACAATTTCCCGCCAGTCTTTTCAAAATCTCCATGCTCAGACCAATCTTTGTGGTCTCGCATTAAATATGCGTTAGAACTTGAGCTTTGCATGGCTAAACCCCTGCTACTTTTTAGATATAGCCCAAATTCGATTGTCATACGAGTACACAAAGATCAAATTTCCATCTGATACGGGCGTACAAGTGATTCTTTCCGGGAATGCATACCTGTACATCATTTCAAAGTTTATAGGGTCGATTGCAATCAATTCGCCTGCTGATGTGCCAACCCAGACAAGCCCATCAATAAGCGCAGGCGATGAATGGATCTTCTCTTCAACATCAATCTGGCCGACAACTTCGCAAGAGAGCATGTTGATCATGTACAGGTTGCCGTCAGCAGACCCGCAGAATGCTATGTCCCCAACCACCAAAGGTCTGGAGTAATTGATATCTTCGGTTTCTAGCTTGAGAAGCACATCCCCGGTCACGTAGTTCCAAACGTAGATCGCATCAAAAGCGCAGGCCACAGCCCTACTGCCCCATGTAGCGCAATGATATTTTGTAGGGCCACCAGTTTTAACATGCGAGATGACAGCGCCGGTATCTGGGTCAAGCGCAAACAGGTCGCAATCATTGGTCCCTGTGATTAGATAGCTTTTGCCATCACGAACATCGATGATTGGTGAGGAATGAAGCTGCTTAACAGTTGGCTTGGTCCACAACATTTGGCCATTTAGGTCAAAACAAGCTATTGCGCCGCCCTGCGTTGAGCTTTTGAACTCTAGCCCAATGTAAAGCTTGCCATTATGGATTACTGGGCTAGATCCAATCCAAGCGCAGCACATGCTTGCCCATATTTGACGCCCTGTATTGGCATCCAAACAGTAAAGAGTGCCGTCATAGGAACCGAAATAGACATTTCTGTTCTGAACAGCAGGAGAAGACAAGACTCCCTTGCCAGTGCAGTCATTGGTCTTGAATTGCCAGCAAATTCGCCCGGTATTCTTCTCAACGCCCCACACAATTCCCGAATCAGACCCAAAAATAATCTTGTCTTCCCAAATTACAGGCGTTGATTTGGCTACGGCAAAGTCAAGTTTTGGATTGGGTGCCGCAAAAGACCATTTGACCTCATATTTTGCAATTGGAGCATGGGCACGAGAGTATTGAAGATCCAAACTGCCAAGATCCAACAAGCTTGTAACTTCTATCTTGTTGGATACGCGCCAATTGATGCCCGAATTAGACCGAAAATCAACAAGGCAAAACAGCCCAGTAACGCGAAGCCCTGCTGCCTCAAGCTTCTTTTTGGCAAGCTCTGCATTGCGGCCAGAATTGATAGAGTCATCTATCAAAAGAATTGGTTTGCCACTTGGCGCTCCTTCAATAATCTCCGCAGCCATGTGCTTCTTGCGCTTGACGCGAACAATGAGCGCCGAAACGTCTTTCCCACGCTTATGACCTTCAAGAGCAATGGCAGACACCAATGGGATGCCAGCCATTTCAATGCCAGCAAGTTGGCAATCCACATCGCCAAACATATCCCAAAATTGGGTTGCTACCTCATCAAGGATGAAGCCATTCAACATGGCTAGGCGCAGATCTAAGATCCACTGCATTTTTTTGCCAGCAGAATTTTTGTAGGTTCTGTTAGCAGTAGATCTAAAAATGCAAAATTCTTTTATAAAAGACGCAATTACATCGCAATCAGACATCGCCTTTACCCCCGTTTAGAGCGCTGTTTCCTCCTTTTATCCAAAAGATCGATGGCTGTCTTTACCATTTTTTGGGTGTCAGGATTTTTGGTAGAAGACACATGAGGCTTTAGCTTGACGCGCTTCACAGGCCTTTCAGTAAGGCGCAAAGCTTTCTTAACGTGAGGAGCTATAAGCCCACCACGTTTTTCGCCGCCTCCGCCTTCGCCTCCCCCGCCACCTTCGCCGCCGCCCCCACCTTCACCACCTCCGCCTTCACCACCCTCGCCTTCGCCTTCGCCTTCGCCTTCATCATCACCTTCGTCGTCGTCGTCTTCTTCGTCTTTATCTTCAGGAGGTGGCGGTGGTGGCGCTGGCTGGCCCAATGGAGGCCCAACTGCGGGTGCCATACTTGGGTCCGTCACGGAGACAAGGCTGGAGGTGGTTGGTGCTTCTGACGGAGCAGCAGTTGTGCCGGGTGTTGACGCGCCCGGTGTGCTGCCAGGTGTAGCAGAAGATCCTGTTGACCCCGGAGAAGTTCCGGGCGCTGATGCAGTACCAGACACATCCCCAGATGGGGCCGGTCCCGTTCCAGCAGGAGAAGACACGGCGTCAGAATTAACACTAGGGCTTGCGCTGGGAGCCGCATCGTCATCAGCAGGAGCCGCAGTAGCAGCAGGCGCAGCACCCGGCGCAGTGCCGCCAGAAACGCCACCAGCAGGAGCGCCGCCTAGTGGCCCACCCAACCCAATGCCAGGATCATTAGACGCTACTTGCGCTGCGCCTTGCCCGGCTGTTCCTGTGGGGGTTGTCGCGCTTCCGGTCCCGCCAGGTGTTGAGACCGAATCATCTATTTGCTGAGCAATCTGCTCCTGTTCAGCCTTTGCACGGGCAGCCTGATCTGCCTTCGCTTGCGCCCTAGCCAATGGGCCAGCAAGGTTGTTAACCGTGTAGAATGTGTGGGGCTCACCAACGACAGCGCTGCCCTTCACAGCCCCTTGGCTGGGGGTATTGTAGTTGTAGGCGGGCGTAGCTTTGTTAAAGCTGGTGACGCTTCCATACGGCGTTCCCCTACCATAAGCACCCTCGGCTTTGCCTGTCATAACATCCGTAGCTTTCTGGATGGAATTGATGGCAGCTTGGCGCTCCATGGGATTGGCAATCTTGCTTGGGTCAGCAACGGCCCTCATAGCCCCCGGATTGTATCCCTTATATTGATTTGGCTGCGCAATGATCGCGCTGACAGGCTGGTTAAGGGCCATAGACCTGTTAATTGCGCTCATGCCAGCAGGCATTGCATCGCCTTTGCCACGGGTCTCCCCGTACATCATGGCAGCCATGGCCATTCTGTCGGCATTAGGGTCTTGGCTCAAAGCATGACCCTTGGCATCTGCATATTGCGCCATTGCACGGTCATGCAGACTTTCAACCACTGAGCCGCGACCAGAGCCAACAGGCGCGTCACCGCCGCCATCAGCTTGATCAGAAACAAGATTCTGCACATTGGATGGAATAGCGCCAGTTGGCTGCGCATCTTTAGATAGCGAATTTAAAGCACCCTTTGTCATGCCCATAAAAGTAGGGCCGCCAAGCAAACCTGATACTGTGTTTAACGGGCCAAGAACCGGGACAAAACCAAATGCGGCATTACCTACTGTTGCTACAGGGTCAGCTATAGCACGATCCAACGGGCCAAATCCCGTTTTGCCAGATGGCTGACCAGTAGTCAGGTCAATGGCTTCCGGCATTGCAGACGGGAGCGCCGCATCTTTGCCGGTTGGCATTCCCTGATACGCAGGCGCAAATCCATCGCCCCCACCACCGCCGCCATCTGGGGGCCTGCGCACTGGTGTAGTATCGCTGGGCAGGGCGTCAGGCGTTTTGTCGGCAGGCGCGCTTGGGGCGTCCGGTGTCTGCGTATTAGGCTGGCCACCATCCGTCAGTGGCGCAATCTGTGGAAGTGGCAGCTTCTTTTGAGCCGCCAAATCCCGCATCAACTGTTCATAGGTTGCCTGACCATAGTCACCCCCACCAAGGGCATAGCGCTTGCGGGCGATGCGCAGGGCTTCGCTGATGGAGTTGCGCTTCATGGTCAGGACCCTTTAGTGGCCGCGAGTCAAGAGATGATGAATGATCTCAAGCGCCTTGTGAACCGAATCAGGCTTGGCATTGGCCGCGCCGCCGCGCCTCATTCCTTCATCCGCCGCCTGCTGAGCCCTCAATGCTTTGTCAGCACGGAAGAAGTCAGCAGCGCTGTCAGAGTCGCCCCAATTGATTCGCTTGTCCTGTACTACAGGAGCGCTGTAGCCACGAGTCCTTGGATCAGATGAGAGCGCATTGGTTGACTGGTAGTCCTGACCAGAAAAGATTTTGGACATGATGCCATCATCCGGGCGGCGTGGGGGAGCCGGGGCTCTTTCCCCAGTGGCCTGAGCTGCGGCCATGCGCTGTCTAGCCAATTGGACCGGGCTCCTAGGATAAGCTGAAAGCTCATCTACGCCTGGGGCATTGCCGCGATTGTAATTATGAACCGCACCGGCAGGGTAAGCTGAAAGTTCGTCAACCCCAAGCTCATTGGTGCGGTTCAGGCTCCTGCGAACTGCACCAGAAGGGTAAGCAGACAGTTCATCTACGCCCAAAGAATTACCGCGATCCATATCCCTAGGTCCGGTTGCGGCAGTTGCAGAAGGGGCTTGCATTACATTGTTCAGGCCAACCCCGGCAGCAACCAAAGGCGCGCCAATGGCCGTTCCCTGTGCAATTCGCTGGCCAGGGGTAAATTCAGTGCGGCCCGGCCCAAATCTGCCATTGGGCAAGATTGATTGAAGTTGATACCCAGTGTCGGGGTTAATCACTGGCCGTGGCCTTGTAAGATAATCCACAGGTCCAGGAATTTCGCTCACCCTTTGAGCAAGCGCTTCAAACGGGTCATGGATAGCGCCCATTGCTGGCCTCATTTGACCAGTCAAAGGATCTCTTACCGACTGAGGCATGCCAGTTTCCGGGTTAACAAAACGCCCCGGATTGCGGTTCTGTTGTATCGCTAAATCTACCGGGCTGATAGATCTGGCAGTTTCCACTGCTTCAGATGCAGCAGACGGCGCAGCAGGACGAGCAGCAGCAGTCGGTGCCCCTGCCCCTCCTTCCCGCAATACCTGAAACACTTGCGCCCTATCGGCAGGAGGCATTGCGTTGATTGTCTCCTGCATGTCCCTAGGCAGATAGGAAAACTCTCTTGGAATGTTAGCAAGCTCAGATACAGGGGCTGCTTTGGGGCGAAGCTTGAACATGGACGCACCTTTAGAAGGGAGGGGGACAAACATACTTGCAATTTCAGCAGCATGCTCGGGAGCAGGCCCAAGGGTTCTGCCAACAGGCTTGGTGACGTATTCAGTGGCCCCAGCCAGTGGGGATATGGCGGACAAGGCAGAACCGCCAATAATCTGACCCGCCCCATACAAAGGATTGGTCTTGAGATTTCCATAACCGCGCTGGCTTATGTCTCGACCAGCCCCGTAGGCGGCGGCGGTTCCCTCCGTAAAATCAGAACCCCTTGGCAGAAAGTACTCTCTAGCCTTGCTTGCCGCATCCTCCAAAAAACCCTTGGGTTTCTGGGGTTGGGTTGTAGCTGGAACAAGGATGACGTTCCCATCAGCATCGCGAGAAAGCTCGTAACCAGCCATCACAGTTCTCCGGTCTGGGTTCCGTCTAGAGTAGGCTCATTGGTTTCTAGACGTTGGAGCATGTTGGGGTCTAGGAACTGCTGCGCATCCGCAAGTCCTTCCGGGTTGCGCATGACTTCTTCAGCGAGCTTGATGGCAGCAAGGCGCTCGCGGCTCTCGCGATCACGCTTGCGGTTGATAGCATCAAGGATGCCATCTTGAGCGCGCTGCTGGATCTCCATCTGCTGCGTGTCAACCTGTGCCATCTTGGCTGGGTCGCCTTGGTCACGCTGCATCTCCATCTGGAGGCGCATGTGATCAAGCTCCAACCTCGCTTGGGACTCTTGCGCGCGCGTCTGGCTGTCCATCATGCGGGCATCAGCATTGCTCTTGTCGTTCTGGGCCTTCGCCATAGCCTGCATCATCTCTGGCGGCGGCTTGCCCTGCGCAGACGGCGGGATCATGAACTGCTGCGGGTTGCTCCAACCAAGGGCTTGCAACGCAGCCGTATCAACCGCAATCGGGTCATACAGTGACGGGTTAGACGCTACCAATTGCTTGAGCGCCAGCACCTTCATCAAGCGCTGGGTCTGGCTCGATGTGTTGGGGTCTGCTTGCGGGACAAAATAGTAGTTGTCCAGCGCGTCAATGAAGGTCTTCTCGTCCCACGGATAGGCAGGCTTGCGGCGCTTGATCCAGAAGCTCTCAGGATGCTCGCGGAAGCATTCAACCAGCATCTCAAACTCTTCTGCCTGAGACGCATGCATGCGCTTGTGGACCGAGTTTAGCACCTTTTGCGCCTGCTCGATCATGGCTAGGGTTGTCCCAACAGGAGCGTCAGGCTTGCCCTCAGTCACCATGACTTCAGATGTGCCGCCGACACGCATGCCGGTGTCAGACATCTGGGTGACAAGGTTCATGAGCGCCCCGGACGGTTCCTTGTAGGGCAACGGCATGATGGCCTGTGTGATGGGCATGCCATTGGTCTTTACCAATGCACCCCCACCAGGCGGAACACGGAATATGTTGGTGTTCTGCCTTGCCCCGGTGTCAGCCATAAGGAAACCGGGGAAATTGTTGTACATGCCAGCGTCTAGCAGCTCGCGCCATGCAGCCGTGATAGCATTTGTCGTATTGCCAAGTATATGAAGTAACCCAATATCATAGAACCCCATCCCAGGAACAAAAGTGTACTTAACAAAACGACGTTTGGCGACCGGAAGCTCTTGATCATCCTCGGCATAGTTCCTCACCACAGACAGAACCTGTTGGGACGACAGATCGATGGTCACAATGTAGGGAATCTCAAGCCCAGATGGCTTGCCTTTGTGTTTATGCTCAAAGCCCGGCAGATCCAACTCGCAATAGACCTCATAGATCTCGCGATCACGGTCCTCAGGGTTCATGGACTCTGCTGTAATGCCCTGCTGGGCGTTCTTTTCGCGCTGAACGCTGTCAAGAGTTGGCGCTTTAGGGGTTGATAGGTCAATATCGGCGTACACACCGAGAATTTGCAGCCTTTTGACCGTGCTGGGGCGCATATAGGACCTGTGAGTGATCCTTTTGGCGTTTCTGAGGTCTGTAGCAGCGTTATTGACGATCAAATCGTTCGCATCAACGCTCTCAGACACCGGACGGTTGCGCAATGGGCAGTAATAGACCTTCTTAAAGGCCGTTCCACCAAAGCCCAGCATCAACAACATGCGATCCGTGTCAGGATAGTACTCGGTGGCGGTCGCTGTAAGGTAATGATTGAGATCATTCTCCAGCGCATTGGCCAACTGGTCGTTGTCGAGGGTTGCATTGTTGTTGTCATTGCGAATTTTGACCGGCCCATCAGTGGGCAGCAGCTCAGAACGCGCATTCGCTTGGAACCGCAGCACTGCTTCAAGCAGCAGTGGGTGGCGAACCTTACTCATGCCCTCCACCGGAGCGCCGTCAGTCGCTCCCTGCAAGCCTGGGATCTCAATCTTGAGGCCAAGAAGCTTGATTCCCTGTGCGCGATCCTCAATCCAGTCGTTGCGGCTCTGAATATCGTCGCGGATGCCGCGCAGAAGCTCTTGTGCAATGCCGTTCAACGCACCTTCAGAGACATCCTCGACCAGATTGCAATACCAATCGCTTTCATCGCGCTCTTTACGGTTGTCATTGATGGGTTTCCCATCCAAGGAAATGGTGATCGAGCCATCTGCATGCTCAATCTCAAGGATTGCACCGTCCTTGTCAGTTTTTTCCGTGTCCTTGGCGTCGTCAATGATCTCAACGATGACACCACCATCGCCCAAATCGTCCTGTTCGGGTGCAGGCTGCCGAATATTGGGCATCAAGCCGGGCGTCATGGGCATGGAAGCTATTCCTTCGGTGTATCCAGCGTCTCCATCTCATGGACAAAGCGCTGGATGCCTTCCTGTGCGGCTACAGTATCGGATTTTGCCAAAATTTCATAGGTGCGAACGAAGTCATGAGGCGGCTGGCCCCACACCTCAACCCTAAAGTTGCCTACCCTGGGAAAGGATGGCTCCTTAAGAACGTCTACAACTGCGCTGGCAAGCACCCGTTTCATGTTAAATCCTTGGTAAGTTGGGAGATATTACAGCGAAAACCCTAAACTGGATAGAGTGGTTCCCACTGATTGTTGCCCTTGAAGGCCAGACTGTCGTCCACGCCCATTTGGAACTCTTCATTGCGCATGATTGCGCCGGTATCACGTAAATGGCGCATTGCCATGCTTACGGTATCGACCAAATCGTCATGTTTGCCTTTTGGGAACTGGCCCACTTGGGTGATGACCATCTCTGCCCACTGTTTGATGGGCGCAAAAACCAGCCCTTCGGCAAACAAATGCTGGACAGAATAAAGCCTGGCCAATTTGTCTTGGCTTTTTGGATCAAACATGTGGACGCCAAAGCGCTCACCACCGTACATGCGGCGCATTTCTTGGGCTACGGAGTGACCGGCGGCTTTATTTTCGATGAGCAGGGTGTCTACTTTCATCATCCGACAAGTCTCGGAGACCTTCAGGACAAGATCGTGAAGCTCAAACCGTCCTTGCCATGCATACATCAACATGACCTTGGGAACTTCTTCAACATAACTGCGGGCATAGGTGACCCGGTCGCCGTTCCTGCTGCCTGCATGGCCGGGGGCCTGAGCTGAACCTGAGCTTTCGTCGCTAAAAACGCCCCATACTGTCATGGCTGACGGATCGTTCTCCGTTTTGGACGTATATGCGGTATCTAGCGTAGCAATAATAAGATCCATGGCTGGGAAGTTTGTAGCCTCCCAAGGCTTCCACCACTCGCGCTTGATAATGCCGCCGCCTTTGGGCTCCGGGCGCTGCTGGAGCTGACCGGCAGCAGCCCATGGGCCAAGTTGTTTTTCAAGGATCATGACTTCGGTTTCGCCAAAGCGATCCGGCCAAAGAAGTTTGCCTTCGCGGTCGTCCAGTTCAACCTGAGCTTCGGGGCTGATAGCTGCCCGGTCGCCTTCGTCTGTGACCTCGACAAGAGAATTGCCGTTGTCATCGCAGCCCCTGGGGTCATTCCAGCCTATCGATGTGTAGCTGTGCCTTTGCCATTCATAGCGCATGGGAAGGCAGAGATGCGTCCACTCGCCTTCATCCTTGGACATAATGTGGCCAGTCAAGTCTTCTTCCGAAAGGCGCTGTTGGATAACCACGAACGCGCCCGTTTTGGGGTCATTGAGGCGGGTCGAGAGCGCAGAGTCCCACCACTCGATGGTTGCGGCAATAGTTGCTTCCGAGAAAGCTTCTTGTGCGGCATTCGGGTCATCGACCACAATAATAGATCCGCCTTCGCCAGTAAGCGCCGAACCGACTGAAGTGCTAAGGCGCGAGCCATTTTGATCATTGTCAAAGCGCCCTTTGGTATTTTGGTCGGAGGTTAGCTTAAACCGTTCGCCCCAAAGTTCCCTGTACCATGGGCTTTCAATAAGGCGACGGCACTTTACCGAATCACGCAGGGAAAGCTGCTGGGCGTAGGAGGCATGCAGGAACTGAACGCCCGGCCCACTGGTTGGGGACCGCCAAGGCTGCGCCCATACCCATGCAGGAAAGGCGCAGGAGGTAATGGACGATTTGCCCATGCGCGGCGGGATGTTGATGATGAGCCTGCGGATCTCGCCATCAGCAACTGCTTGAAGATGTTCAGCAATGGCTTCAATGGGCCAGCCTTCGGTAAAAGGAGAAGCATCAATGTATTTCCATGAGTGCTTCAAGAATGTGTAAAGGCTGTCTTCACAGTCAGCCCTGTCCAGCTCCATTAGCTGGCGCTCAATGTCGATCTGCTGGCCGTCCAGGTTGAGCGTTGTCATGGGTTTTGGTGATCTCTTGAGATGTGTTGGACAAAAAGAATATAGACACCCCAGCAAATCATGCTAGTATGTTTTTGCAAAAAATAGGGGGCTATGATGATTGCATCGAGACGCAGCTTTTTAACCGGATTGACCAGCCTGTTCTGTGCGCCTGCTATTGTCAGGGCCGACAGCCTCATGAAGGTCCATCAGATCCCAGAACGCTACGCTACGGTTTGGGGCGTAGGCCATGACCTTGAGGTTGTCGAGCATGTTGTTTGGACGCCCAAAGATGCTTGGAACTTTACCCGGTTTGGCGGCGGCATCGACAAATTTCGTGAGGTAACGGAAGTTGTTTACACCAAGCCGCAGGCTCCGTTGATGCCCATGTATCGGCCTAAAGATTGGCAGGAGCGAAGGACCGCAGCGCAAGAATGGTTTGTCAGCCAACGCAAAGCTATAGTTGATGAGGCCACCGGGTTTACCAATGTGGCTGGGTATGGTGCGCTTACGGAACTTTTATCTGATCCAACCCAAGGTCGTTGGTTTGGGGTTAGAAGTGTCTAATGTTTCACGTGAAACATCCTGAGGGGGATCAAATGGACTTTGAAGAAAAACTTAGGAACTTAACTGTTGGGGATTTTATGGTGACCCTTGAGGACTCACCCCGGCATGACTTTGGCCCTCACAGCATCAACCGGCGGGTATGCGGGTTTCTTGGCCATGTGTACGGTCATGACGGTTCTATGTGGGACGTTGTTGTAGACGGTCCTAATGAATGGCGGTTTGCTGCTGGCGTTGGCCCCAAGATCATTGAGGCCTTGGCTAGGGCTATTAACATTGAGCTAGGCGCACCGATTGTACCTACGGCAGTCCCTACCAAGGAAAGGCGGGAGGAAGGGTACTTCTGGACCAAGGAGCGCCTGGCGAAAGCTGTGCAGATGCTGGCCAAGGGCGGCAGCTACCGGGAGGTAGCTTTGTACTACGGCAAGAGCGTTGACGGCATGAAGGCGGCATTGAAGCGCTATGGTCTATACCAGCCCCGGTTCAATGGTAGCTGGCACCCCATAGAGACGGCACCAAAGGACGGAACGCTTGTTATTGTTTACGGGCGGTCCAACCACCAACCCAATGTGCAAAGTCTTTTTTATCAGACGGCGGCATGGATTGGCGGTCGCTGGACCAATGCGGCTAACAGTTGGGTGGGTGATGTAACGCATTGGATGCCATTGCCTCCCCCACCAAAGTGATGTAAACTATTGAAATGATTGGATATGCGGCGGCACAGCGAAAACGCATGTGTGCAGGGTGATGGCAGCTTGGCCGGGGTAGCCAAGACAGTTGGGGTAGCGTCCAACCCGCATAGTGTTTCACGTGAAACATCTGGATAGGACCCAATAGGGGGAACCTACTACCGGGGAGGTAGGGGGGGTATACCCATGCCTATATGGGGTAGGAGCATAGGCTCATCATAGTTAGGGGTAGTTAGAAGGGAACCTAACTATGGGGGGGGTGCCGGAATGTTTCACGTGAAACATGTACGGCATGCACAATTCTATAGGACCTGTATATTTGGCCGTATAGCAGGGGGACGCTTACGGAACCGTAGCCGGGGGCGGTAGCTATTAGGCGGCCCATAGGGTCGGTCTGGCCGAGGGACCTCAAAGCTCTGTTTCTGTCCCCCGGAAATTCCAACACAATCAAAGCAATCGCCTGGTTGGCCTGGATGAATAGCCAAGGTCAAGTTAACCGTCAATGGTCTTGGCGTCTCGCGCTTGCGTTAGCATGGCGCGCAAGGCCTCCCGTTGCGTCCCGTCCAAGGCGCGCGCGTCAATGGATAACGTGTTATTGGTGACGTTAACCGTTTGAGCGAATTGCTCTATTCGCTCGCCATAGACTCGCGGCGCTAGTTTCCCGGCCACACGGGCGCGCGTCTCAATT